TACTATGAATGAAGATTTAACTAATGATATGATCAAAGAACAAATTGCAGAATTTGTGACTGCAAATTGGCCGAAAGATATAGCATTTGATGAAGAACTGATAGCTAAATTTGAAACTCATGCTTTCGAGTGTTGGGGTAGTAAGCCCATAGAGTTAATGTTAATTGACTTTTTAGGCTATTATTTATTTTTACACATGGAGGGATAAGTATGTCAAAATCTGATCAAGATATTCAAAAAGCTGAACAAGTTGCCGAAAAGATAAAAAGACTGTCAGCACAAGAACTTCATGCTTTATGTGAAAATTTAATAGAAGATTTTATTGGTTATCGTATTTATAACCATTTAGATATTCTAATAACTGCAAAGGAATATAGAAGACAAGAGTTGCAAAACTCAGACTGATCTTCTATAATTTTTTTTATGTGTAATATGGATCATCATTTAATGTATGGTAAACCAATTAGTCTGTCCACAGATCAATATAGAAAGTGGGAAGATTATGTTCTTAAAAATTATGCAGATTTTTATAGAAATAAAGTTTGCTATGAAACACTAAGAGCAGGTAATTTATATATAATTAGACCTGTATCTTGTCTTTTTGAGCATTATGATGCTTTAGTCTTAATTTCAAAAACAAAGGAGGTAGAAAATGGCTAAACAAATTAAAGATGAGAGTGGTAAGTTTGTTAAACATGTTATGGAAGGACATTTGTTTTATCCATCTCTGAACAGACCTAACACTAAATTTAAAAAAGAAGGTATCTATGAGGCTTATTTATGTCCGGTAGATAAAAAAGAAATTACCCAAGCTAAAGAAATGAATATTAAAATGAAGTCTTGGGAAGATAATGGTATTGCAGATAGTATTTATTTTAAGCAATACACACAGAGAAAAGATGGCACACAAAATCCACCACCACCTGTTATAACTGAAGAGGGGCAGCCTTTCAAATTTCATGACAATGGAAGAGATGTTATAGTAGGTAATGGCACAAGAGCTAAAATACAATACTATATTTATACAATAGAAAATAGCTATGGTAAATTTACAAATTACATGATTTCTAAGGTAAAAATATTAGAATTAAAAGAATATACTCCAGAGGGTGACGAAGACCCAACTGAAGCAAACGAAGACGGATTAGATTTTTAAGGAGGACAAATGATAATCGGATTTCCAAAATTAGATAAAGATAATAAAGTCATAGCAAATGAATTTAATAGCTATGATACAGAGTTAATCAAAGATGAAAAAACTAGGAGAGCTGTAGAAACAAATATTTCTAGAGTTTCTACCTTAAATATAATAGTTGACTCTCTTGTTTTTAGTAGAGATAACCTACAAAATTTTATCAAAGAAAAAGTTGAAGAAGCTGATGCTTTAGTGCAACCTAAATCAAAACAAGAAAATAAATAATATACAAAGGAGATAAATATGGGATTTGTAAAATTACATCAGCCATGTCATGCCTGTGGCTCTAAAGATGCAGTAAGTGTCAATGATGATGGATCAGCAAAATGTTTCAGTTGTGGTAAATTTTTTAAAAATTATGAGGAGCCTTCATCATCTATACCAGATAAAGATTGTAAGCCGGAGGGAGATACTGATTATCATGCTCTAACTGATCGTGGCATCAGCAAAGATGTGGCACAAAAGTATGGTGTCAAAGTAACTCTTGATGAACATGGGGACATAAAACAACACCATTATCCTTACTACAATCAACATGAGTTGGTAGCTACAAAAACTAGATATATTAAAGATAAAAGTTTTTTTGTATCTGGTAGTTTTTCAGGAGCAGGTTTATTTGGAGAAAACTTATTCAAGCAGGGTAGAAGAGTATTGTTGACTGAGGGTGAATGTGATGCTATGGCCGGTTATCAATTGCTAGGTAAAAAGTGGGAAGTTGTTTCTATAAGGACTGGATCACAGGGAGCTGTAAAAGATGTTAAGGAAAGTCTAGAATTTTTAGAGGGCTTTGAAGAAATAATTATTTGTTTTGATAATGATGTGCATGGTAAAGAAGCTGCAAACAAAGTAGCACAACTATTCAAGCCGGGAAAAGCTAAAATTATGTCCATACCAGAAGGTTTTAAAGATGCTAATGATATGTTAAGACAGAATCAAATTAAAGCTTTTACACAAGCTTATTGGGATTCTAAAACCTATACCCCATCAGGTGTAATTAATGTGTCTGAAAAAAATACTGATTACAAAAAAAGAGAAAAGAAAGAATCTGTGCCATTTATGTGGGAGGGCCTAAATAAAAAACTATATGGTCTAAGACAAGGAGAATTATTGACTTTGACAGGAGGTACAGGATTAGGTAAATCGAGTGTGACTAGAGAGCTAGAACACCATCTAATAAAAACCACCAAAGATAATGTTGGTATTATAGCTCTAGAAGAAGATTGGAGAAGAACAATTGATGGCATTTTGTCTATTGAAGCAAATGCTAGACTATACATAGATCAAGTTAGAGAAACTTTTAGTGAGGATGAAGTAGATAATTTTTTTAAAATTCTTTATGACGGAGAAAATAAAAACAGAGTGTGGATTCATGCTCATTTTGGAACGAATGACATTGAAGAAATATTTTCAAAACTTAGGTTTATGATAATAAGCTGTGATTGTAGATGGGTGATTATAGATCATTTACACATGCTAGTGACAGCTGTATCAGAAGGAGATGAAAGAAGGGCTATTGACAACATTATGACCAGATTGCGAAGTATAGTAGAGGAAACAGGAGCCGGTGTTGTGCTGGTTTCACATCTTAGAAGAACTTCTAGTGACAAAGGACATGAGAATGGCATAGAGGTAAGTCTTTCACATTTAAGAGGATCACAAAGTATAGCTCAATTATCAGATTGTGTTATTGCATTAGAAAGAAATCAACAATCCGAAAATGAAGAAGAAGCTAACACAACTAAACTTAGAGTTTTAAAATCAAGATATACAGGTGATGTTGGTGTGGCTTGTCAACTTATATATCAATCTGAAACAGGAAGATTGGTAGAGCATGAATATGTTGGAGAGGATTTTTGAATTTAGTTTTTGATATAGAAACTGATGATATTAAAGCTACAAAAGTTTGGTGTATAGTTGCACAAGATATAGAAACTAAAAAAGTATATAAATTTAGACCAGATGATTTAGAAAAAGGTCTAAAACTATTAGCACAAGCAGATAAACTTATAGGTCATAACATTATTGGTTTTGATTTACCAGTCCTAAAAAAATTATTAAACTTTGATTATGAAGGTAAGGTAGTAGATACATTAGTATTATCTAGATTGTTTAATCCAGTAAGAGAAGGAGGCCACTCTTTAGAGGCTTGGGGTCAGACATTAGGGATAAATAAAATAGAATTTGAACAGTTCGATTCTTTTTCTGAAGAAATGTTAGATTATTGTGTTCAAGATGTAAAAGTTAATACTAGAATTTATAGTAATTTAGTCAGATTATCTAAGGAATTTAGTAAGGAATCTATGAGACTAGAGCATGATGTGGCTCCTATAATAAAAGAACAAGAGCTTAATGGTTTTAAATTTGATTCTGTAGCTTCTGAAATTTTATTAGCTTCTTTGAGAGAAAGAGTAGAAGCCATAGAGAGAGAGGTAAAAAAAGTATTTCTACCTAGAATGCTTGATGTTAAATTTATAATACCTACAATGAAAAAAGACGGCACTCTATCTAAAAGAGGTTTAAGACAAGATGAGTACGATAGGATTCTCAAAACTAAAAACTATGAGCCTTTTTATAGAAAAGAATTACAAGAATTTAATTTAGGCTCTAGGAAACAAATAGGAGAGTATCTTATAGATTTTGGGTGGAAGCCTAAAAAATTTACTCCAACAGGACAGCCAATAGTAGATGAAATAACTTTATATGAAATCGACAATATACCAGAGGCAAAACTTATAGCAGAATTTTTATTGATACAAAAAAGAGTAGCACAGATACAAAGTTGGGTAGATTCTGTCGAAGAAGATGGAAGAGTTCATGGCTTCGTGATTCCTAATGGAACGATCACAGGAAGAATGACTCATAGAAAACCTAATATGGCTCAAGTTCCTAGCATTTACTCACCTTACGGAAAAGAATGTAGAGCTTGTTGGACAACAGAAGAGGGATATAAATTAGTTGGTATAGATGCTAGTCAATTAGAGCTTAGATTGTTAGCCCATTATATGAATGATGAAAACTATATAAAAAATGTAACTACAGGAGACATACATGAAACAAATAGAAAACTTGCAGGACTTAATACCAGAGATGAAGCAAAAACTTTTATCTATGCCTTCATATACGGAGCCGGAGATAAAAAAATTGGAAGTGTGGTTGGAGGAGATACGAAAGATGGTGAAAGACTACGAAACAGTTTTCTTAATAATATCCCTTCACTTAGAAAACTTAGAACAAAAGTGTCGAGAGTATCATCAAAAGGATGGATCACAGGATTAGATGGTAGAAAACTTTTTATTAGAACACAACATGGAGCTTTGAACACTTTACTACAAGGTGCCGGAGCAATTTTTATGAAAAAAGCTTTAGTGTTGTTAAATAAATGGGCTAATTGTAGTAACCTAGATTTTAAATTTGTAGCTAACATACATGATGAATGGCAAGTAGAAGTAAAAGAGGAACAGGCAGATTTTTTTGGAGAGATGGCAGTTAAGTCTATGGTTGAAGCCGGTAAACTTTTAGATTTAAGATGTGATATGAATGGAGAATACAAGGTAGGAGATAATTGGAGTGAAACACATTAATGTAAGAAATAAAGTTTTAAAGAATGGTAAATGGTTTTATAGTGGATCAAGTGATGGCTATCTAAGAAGTATAGAAAGTCATATTAAAAAAAACAAAAACAGGATGTATGTCAATGGTAAATACATTAGTAAATCACATCCTTTACACAAACCGGGAAATTATAAAACATTTGAAGAAGCTGCTTTTCAAAGTTTAGGTAAATATAAAACTGTTAAAAAAGGATTTGTGTATGTTATAACTAACAAAGCTTGGAAGGGCTGGATCAAGATAGGAAGGGCTGCAGATGTTATGGATAGGTTTAAACATTATCAAACATTTAGTCCTTTTAGAGATTATCAGTTAAGATATGGAAAGTTAGTTGAAGACTGTAAAGTTTTAGAAAGTAAATGGAAACAAAAATTAAAAAATAATTATAAGTGTAGGAATGAATGGTATAAAATAAACTTTCTAGATGCTATTTTTATTTTAGAAGACATCATTAAAAATGAAGAAAAAAAATCTTGATACTTTAGTTGAAGATATTTACAAGTCTTTAGAGCCTTTATCTAAAAATAAACCTTTAAAAATAAAAGAAAAAGATTTAAATGATTTTGCCGAAGACATGAAAGAAGCTTTAAGAGGTTGGGCCTTTCCTGAAGAAAAAAGTAAAAACATTTTACGGATGTCAAATATTGGAAAACCTGAAAGACAATTATGGTTTGATGCTAGAAGTGAAGTTAGTCAAGACATAAACAATCCTTCACTATTTATAAAATTTTTATATGGACATCTACTAGAATCAGTTCTAATATTTTTAACTAAATTATCTGGACACAAGGTAACTGATCAACAAAAACAAGTTAGTGTGAAAGGTGTAAAAGGACACATGGACTGTAAGATAGATGGTGAAGTTGTTGATATTAAAACTGCTTCTTCTTATGCTTTTAAAAAATTTAGTGAAGGAACTTTAGCACAAGAAGATTCATTTGGTTATATTACTCAGTTGTCTGGCTATGAAGAATCAGAAAAAACTAACAAAGGAGGATTTCTAGCAGTCAATAAAGAAACAGGAGAACTAGCCCTTTTTAGACCTGATGAGTTTGATAAACCTAATGTTGTTAAAAGAATAGATAATTTAAAAAAAATTATAAAAAAAGACACACCACCAGAGCTTTGTTATCAGCCAATACCTGATGGAACTTCTGGTAATATGAAATTACCCAGACTTTGTTTATACTGTAGACATAAATTTAATTGTCATAAAGATGCAAATGATGGTAAAGGATTAAGAATATTTAAGTATGCAAGAGGACAAGTTTTTATGACTCATATAGAATCAGAACCTAAAGTAGAGGAAATATATTATGAATGGAAAGAAAGCAAAAAGAAATAGGAAAAGAGCAAAACAACTTCTTATAGAATGGTTACATACTATGGTTCCAGAAGGAGAAGATAAATCTAAAATAAATTTAAAAAATTTAGATCAGTTTTTACCAAGACAAACTCACATTTTTGCAAATAATAAATTTATGTTAAGTGCATACTCATTAAAATGGTTCTATAAAAAAGTTAAAAAAAATCCAAACATAACATTAAAAGAAATAATAGGAGGTCTTGATGTATAAATTTAGAGAAAAAGAACTTATAAAAGAGTTAGATATGTATGTATATGATACTTACGGACAACACTATGCTACTGATAAATATCAAGCTACAGATGTTATAATTGATTCTGGACATGGTGAAGGTTTTTGTATAGGTAATATTATGAAATATGCAAAAAGGTATGGTAAAAAAGAAGGTAAAGAAAGAAAAGATTTGTTTAAAATATTACACTATGCATTAATAATGTTGTATATTCATGACACAGCTAAAGATTTTATAGAGGGAAAAGATGGATAAAGTTGGTAAAAAAGAATACTTAGGTATAATAATAGATTATAGTAGAGAACAAAATTTAGATGAATTTAGTTTAGTAACTTTAAGAGATAGATATTTTTGGAAAGATGAAACTCATGCTCAAGAAAGTTTTGCAAGAGCTAGTGTATTTGCTGCAACATATAAAAATGTTACTGACTTTTCCTTGGCTCAAAGGTTATATGATTATTCTTCTAAGTTTTGGTTTATGTTTTCTACTCCTATACTATCTAATGGTGGAACTTCTAGAGGTCTTCCTATTAGTTGTTTCTTAAATTATGTCCCAGACTCTAGAGAGGGCCTTTCTAGTCACTATGATGAAAATATTTGGTTAGCTTCTATGGGAGGAGGTATTGGAGGATATTGGGGAGATGTCAGAAGTAATGGAGTTTCTACAAAACATGGTAGTAAATCTACAGGTTCTATTCCATTTATGCATGTTGTTGATTCTCAAATGATGGCATTCAATCAAGGAGTTACAAGAAGAGGTAGTTATGCAGCTTACATGGATGTTTCTCACCCAGAAATAGAAGAATTTATTATTATGAGGAAAGAATCTGGGGGAGACTTACATAGAAAATGTTTAAATTTACATAACGGAGTTAATATTACTAACGAATTTTTAAAAGCTGTAGAGAATGATGAAGAATGGAGATTAATAGACCCTAAAACAAAACAACCTGTAAAAATAGTTAATGCTAGACATTTATGGTGGCAAATTATAGATGCTAGAGCAGAAACTGGAGAACCTTACATGATTAATATTGATACCTGTAATAAACATTTACCAGAATCTTTAAAAAATTTAGGGTTAGAAATAAAACAAAGTAATTTATGTTCAGAAATAGTTTTACCAACAAATGAAGAAAGAACTGCAGTTTGCTGTTTATCTAGTGTTAATCTAGCTACTTATGATGAATGGAAAGATGATAAACAATTTATAGAAGACCTTATAACAATGTTAGATAATGTTATACAACATTTTATAGATCATGTGGTGGACACATCTGAGTTTGGAGAATATAATTTAAACTATAAGAGGTTTAAAAATTATGTCAAAGAAGGAAAAATGGGGTTACATAAAGCAGCTTATAGTGCATATAGAGAACGGAGTCTTGGACTTGGTGCTATGGGTTTCCACTCTTATCTCCAAAAACATAACATTCCATTTGAAGGCCTACAAGCAACTGGAATCAACTATGGAATATTTAAAAAAATTAACAAACAAAGCAAAGCAGCTTCTAAAAAATTATCTGAGAGTCGTGGGTCTTACCCTGATTCGTCTGGTCTTTTATTTAGGAATGCTCATCTTCTCGCTATTGCTCCTAATGCCTCTTCTAGTATTATTTGTGGTGGGACATCTCCTTCAATTGAGCCGGTTAGGGCTAATGTTTATACTCACAAAACTTTGTCGGGTAGTTTCCAAGTTAAAAATAAAAACTTAGAAAAACTTTTAAACTCTAAAAAATTATCTCAAAAAAAATTAAAAAGCATTTGGAAAGATATATTTGCAAATGAGGGTTCTATTCAACATTTAGATATTTTTACCGAAGAAGAAAAAGAAATATACAAAACAGCTGATGAAATAAATCAGATATGGATAATAGAACATGCATATAAAAGACAAGAATTTATCTGCCAAGCTCAAAGTGTAAATTTATTTTTTAAATTACCACAAGCAACAGAGCTACAAGAAGTGCATGATGAATATTTACAGTATGTGCATGATGTTCATTGGTATGCTATGCATAAATTAAAATCTTTATATTACTTCAGATCAAATGCTGCTAAAACTGCTGAAAATGTTAATATAAAGGTACCTAGAATTAAACTAGATGAAGTAGAATGTATAAGTTGTGAAGGATAAAAATGAATTGTTGGCATTGTAATACAAAATTAATATGGGGTGGAGACCATGATATAGATGACGAAGATGAAGAATATAGTATTGTTAGTAATTTGAGTTGTCCTAATTGTGGTAGTTTTGTAGAAGTTTATTTACCAAAGGAAAAAACTAATGGCTAAAAAATATATACATGTTAATCAACACAAAATAAGAGCTAATAAAAAGAATGGAACAGATGAACCTGTTATAACAATAAAGGAAGGAAAAACAAACACTTATTGCCACGAAGTAAAAGTAAATGGTCCTTCGGTTATTAAATATGGAGGTAATGACAAGCCTTTACTTTCCTGTGGTGCAAGAGTTGTAATTCAAACAGACTCAGAAATAGATATAATTAGATAATGGCTAAAAGGTGGACAAGCACAACAGTACATGTTCCGGCAACAGGAGCTAGGGGCAAACGAACTTCTATAGGGAGAGGTAATTTAGGGACTGCTACTATGAATAAAAATATGAAAAGAAGCTACAAAAAATATAGAGGACAAGGTAAATGACAAGATGGGACACTAAAAAAAGAAAACCTAATTGGCACGATATTGTAAAATGGGAAGATGACAACAAAGCATTAGTGATGTGGGTTTGTACTGTTGATTGTATAAAAGAAAGAGCTAAAGAAAAAAATAAAAACTTACAGGCTAATTATGATCAAATCTATGAATTTATTTATCATAGTAGAAGAGGATGGGATATGGAACAATTTAAAAATTCTTTTAAAGATTTTGTCATAGAATTATTGGAGGACAACTATGGATGATTTTAGAGAAATAACTATTGCTGTTTTAATACAGTATTTTACAGGACAATTACACAAACACAGAATAAATGTAGAAAACTATTTACAAAAAAGTGTAGGTGTTGGGGAGCATTCCGATATTATGGAAACTATAGAAAAAGAATTAGGACACATGGCAGATTATCATGATAAAATAGAAGTACTAAACACATATTTTACGGAGGACACAGAATGAGTTTATTAACAACTAGAGACTATTACAAACCTTTTGAATATCCTTGGATGTTCGATTACTATTTTTTACAAAATCAAATGCATTGGCTACCAGAATCTGTGCCATTACATACTGATGTAAAAGATTGGCAAGATTTAAATGACAATGAAAGAAATCTTATAACACAGATATTTAGATTGTTTACTCAATCTGATGTTGATGTAGGTGCTGGTTATACAGACAAATATATGAGACTATTTAAAAAACCTGAAGCTAGAATGATGATGGCTTCTTTTGCAAATATGGAATCTATTCATCAACATGCATACAGTTTATTACTTGATACTGTAGGTATGTCTTCAAAAGAATACAGAGCATTTGCAGAATATGAAGAAATGGCAGACAAACATGATTATGTAGGTAAATTTAATCCTAAAAAATCACAAAAAGCAACGATAGCTAAAACTCTTGCAGTTTATTCAGCTTTTACTGAAGGACTACAATTGTTTAGTAGTTTTGCTATCTTGTTAAATTTTCCTAGATTTGGAAGAATGAAAGGTATGGGCCAAATTGTAACTTATTCTATAAGAGATGAATCTTTACATGTAGAAGCCATGACAAGAGTTTTTAGAGAGTTTATAAAAGAAAACATAGAAATATGGACAGATGATTTTAAAAAAGAAATATATGAAATTTGTAGAGAGATGGTAAAACTAGAAGATAAATTTTTAGATTTGGTATTTGAAATGGGAGATATAGAAGGACTTACCAAACAAGATATGTATAAATACAACAGATATATTGCTGATCGAAGATTATTACAGTTAGGATTAAAACCTAATTACAATCAAAAAGAAAATCCTTTAGAGTGGCTTGATGAAGTTATGGGTGTTGAACATCAAAACTTTTTTGAAGGGAGAGCAACAACTTATATGAAAGCTGGACTAAAAGGTAAAGAAAATAAGATTAATTTTAAACACATAGAATGAGAAAGAATAATAAAAATAAAGAAGCTAATATAATTTCTTTTAAAATAGTAATTAATACAGAAGGTAAAATTATTTCTGAAATATCTAACCTTCCTAAATTTGAAGCAAAAAGATTTTTTAAGGGACATGATCTTAAATTAATAGAAACATTAATTGATTCAGGTTTAGTAAAATTTGGTAAATTACATTATCAAATGCAAAATGAATTAAATGCCTTGAATAATTAGTATTTTTAAAAAAATGACCTCACAGAATGCTCTGTAACTTAATTAATTATAGTTGGGAATAGTATAGGTCCAAAAAAGCATAAAATTTGTTAGAGAGCTTTACAGGGCTTCACAGAGCATTTTACCTAAAATGTGAGAAAAATAAGTAGTATATTAGTATAATTAGCTTTCCTATGAACCATCCTAATAAAAAACAGAAAGATATTAAGAAAGCTAAGATTATTTTTTTTAGATCATCCATGTCCATCTTATTAAGCTGCTAAAAAAATTAACATAATAAGAAATACTAAACACAATATTGTTACTTCAAGTTTATCTTTACAGTCTTCCATTACTTCCTTACTAAGCTACCACCAAAATACATACCTATAATAGCTGATACTAGGTTAGTATCTAGTTGAGTTATTACCAAGCCCTTAAAAGTTACCCATTTAAAAACTTCTTCATCACTTGTGAAAAACCAAAAGCCCGGTCTAAACTCTGTGTAGCCTACTGTGACAGTTATATCAGGATAAAATACTGCTACTAATTTAGGAAAGACTACAATAGAAAATACTGCTAATAAAGCTATGATTCTTCTGGTCCATTGAAACCCTTGATTTTTTACATTACGGGCTGACTCTATAGCTTTTAATTGAAACTTACCTCTAGTAATAAGAGCCATCTGTTCTTGTTGTTTAGCTTTTCTACTTTCGGCCCATAAACTTAATAGACTACTTAATAAAGTAGATGCTAACATTGTAATTATTTCAAAAGGGAATCCCATATTATGTTTCTAGTTCTGTATCTATAATAGCTTGAATTGAATCTATCATTTGTTGAGGTATGTGAATTTGTATGTCCCTAACTAAATCTTGAACTTCAGGACTAAGGGTATCAATCTGTAGGTCTAGTAAGGCTTCAAAGAGTTCTCTATATTGTTCTCTTGCGATCCATGGTTTGCCCTTTGAAGCTCGGATTTTACAATCATATCTCCAAGCATCATCCAATTGTGCTTCGGTATAAAGTATCATTTATTTAAATTGTTTTATTAACTCTTCTATTGCTAACTCAGAGGCTCTCTCTTTATCTTGTTCAGCTCTATTATAAAGTCTATATCCTGTAATATTATTTTTAATATCAGTAACAGAATCTGCTATATTTGTTCCTTGCATAATTTGTAATACTTCTCTTCCACTTATAGCTATAGTTTTAGGAAGGCTATCTCCATATTTTATACCTAATTCATAATGTTTTAAAGCATTAAAGGCTTCGTTAGTTCCTTCAACATATCTAATACCATCTGGCTTACCGGTAATTTTTAATTTATAATTTTCAGGTAACTCACCATCAAAAACTAATCTGTTTACTTTTTCAGCAACATCTACTTCAAAAGCTCTTTGATCTACATCACTCATAAATTCTTTACTTAGTTGAGTTACTAAATTATCTTTCTTGTATTCTTGTGCAGACTCAGACCTATTTTCTTTTGAGGGTTTATCAGTCATAGACTCAGATACTACTCCACCTGTTTGTAGTCCAAGCCTTTCTTCAAATAAATCATCCATTTGTTTATCTATTGATGTTTTGCCTGAGTAAGATACACCAGTAAAAGGATTGGTTCTGTCTGCTGGATTCTCCTCTGTAGTTAAAACTTTTGGCCCTTCAACAAGACCACCGGTAGCTTTTCGTTCTCTAGTTTTTAAATCTTTAACTGGTTGTATATCTCTAAGGGCATCAAATTTTTCTTTTAGTATTTCATTATCATCTAAATCAAGATTTATTATAGGCATTCCTTGATAAGTCAGAGTATATTGACCTATTAAAAATCTTACAGTTTGTGGACTCATATCATAGTGTTTATTTTTTTCTGTAAATTCTTTAAAGTTTTGTTCACTAGGAGTAAAAGGTCTAAATCTATTATATTTCATACCCTTTCGTATTTCTTTAGGAACATTAGTATTTTTTAAAATTCTTACCCTTGTTGCTGGATCAACACCTAAAATATCGGCTGCATCAAAAGCTAATTTTAAATCTTTATAAGCATAATATTTTTCTTTATTAGCTCTTTCATAGGCTTTTAAAAAATCTTCTCCATTTTTTGTTCCACCAATAGCAGAACTTTTAAACTCTGAAGCTATAGTTCTACTTAATCTATTATATTCTGCAGCTTTTCTTTCTAAACTTCTTTCTGGATCAAATTTAGCAAATCTAATACCTGTTAAGTTTGCTATTACTTGAGGAGCTAAATCATATTCTTTTTCTCCAGCTGGAACTCCAGAAATAAAATCTAAGTATTCATTTTGATCTCCAGTTGCAGCTTTGTATAATTTAGGAATTTGAGCAGCTCCACCCGGAATAAAATCTTTAAGTATTTCCCTTGTAGTAACAAATAAATTATTAATAACTGTCTCTGGACTATCACCATCTTTCCATCCGTCTACTTTGTAGCCCTCTTTAGTTCTACCATTTCTAAAAAGTGAATCAAATAATGTTTCTGTAATTATAGCCTCACCAAGGAAAGGTCTAAAATATTCTCTTCCAGCTTCATAAGCAGCTTTACCTATAACATCTTTTAGTCTTTCATCAGTTTTTTCACCTTCTAAATATTCAAAAATAGCTGTTCTAAGAGGTCTTTTCACTACATCATAAGGATCAACATAACTAAAATCATTGTAGTATAAATCTCCATTTTTATCTCGATAGTAAAGAAGATTTGAATATTTTTCAAACTTGTTTGGATTTAAATCTCTAATAGCTTGATCTTCATCTCCTGTTACACCAGCTATAGATTTAGTTAATTTATTTATACCATCTGCACCTAATGCTCCTACTGTTAGAAAGCCTCCTAATCTTCTAGCACCTCTTGCTTTTATTACTGTACTAGAACTTGACATTTCTTTTAAACCTTGTTTTACAGTATTAAAAGAAGTTCTAGTCATTTCAGCTGGGAAAGAAAAATAACTACCAATTGGAAATTTTCTTAAACTTTGTATTCCTCTAGGCACTAAAGAATAAGTTGGTATAGTATTTCTAACTATATCAGCAGCCTGTCTTTCTAAATCTAAAATATCAGCCTGTGCTAATTTTCTACCATCTGCTTTAGCAGCTTTTAATAAAGTATCAAACTCTTGTTCAAAACTAATAATTTTAAAAAGATCATCTTCAGCTATATATAAATCTTGTGCAGCTTTAGCATATTTTTTTAAACCGGACCTATCTGCTACTCCATCTAAAAATTTACCTACTCCAGTATCAGATGTTTCTTTTATAAGATTTTGTATGTCTCCAAATCTAACTGAGGTATTTACAATATCAAGTGATACTAATCTATTGTAATAATCTAAAGCTTCTTGTTCTGGTACTTTAGCAAATCTTTTTTGATAAATTGTTTTTATAGCTTTAGTTCCTCCCTTACCAAAAGGATTGTTACCATTAGCAGCAGTAAACAAAGCACCCCCAATAGTATTTCTTAAATGTGTAATGTGATTAAGAACAGTTTTTGCTGCTTGAGAATAGCCTTTCATAGCTAAAAAACCTTTGTATATTGAGTTGTTTGCTATACCAGTAAATGCTTGTTTTTGTTTTAAAACACTAAAAAGTTCATCATTAACATATAAACCTTTTAAAGCTCCAAATTCTTTACCTTTTAATTGATTTCTATGTAAAGTATCTCTACTTCTATAAAAATATTTATCTAATCCTATTTTTCTAGCTTCTTTTAAAAAATTTAAATCTTCTACAAAAGAACTAATTCTATTAATACTGTTTAAAATATTGACTGAAGGATCATCAATTTCACCCATTAATTTTCTTATAGCTGGGTCTAAGTCTCCTCGTCTTTTTAACAAGTTTCTATTACTACCTATCATGTTTTGCATTCTAGCAAAATAAGTATCTGAAGCTTTGGCACTCCCTAGTATATCTTCTACTCTTGCTCTAGCTTCTCCCATGATTTTATTTTCCCATTCTGCTTGAGACATTCTTACAGGTTTTTTATCAATTTTATATTTACTTAATTGTGATATTTCTTTTCTAAAATACTCTACAGCATCATCATAAATTTTATCTCCGGGATTAACTTTGTAGGAAGGGTCTTCAAAAAGTCTATAACTTCTTCTTAACCATTGGCCTATATTATTTTTAATAGTTTTTTTTGTTGCTTTATCAATAATATAGTTAGGTTGCTGTAATAACATTTCACTAAAATCATCAATCAGCAATCTCATATCTTTTAAATCTTGCTGAAGATATTTAGGAAGGGTATCAATATAAGCATCATCACCTTCTGTTAAGGCAACATAAATTTTATTTTGTAGTTTTGCTGTATCACCAGATTTACCTGCTAGTCTAGTAATATTTGCATCTATTCTTCTAGCTACATTTTCTGTAGAATCTGACCAAGCTTTTTTAGCTGCTTCTTTTTGATTAAATAATTTGAAAAGGTTTTTTGACATGAAACCAGCAGAGTTAAAAACATTAAAGGGCTGAAGATATTTATTAATTTGTCTGAAAAATGTATTTGTACTATATTGGCCCCAGTTTTCCTTAATAACTTCATCAGGAACACTTTTTAATTCAGTTCTTCTGATGCCCTTTTTAGCTGATTGTTTTAATTTACCAATAAATGCTTCTGGATCAACTGATCCTTTTTGCATTCTGGTTTTTAAGTCCTTTAGAGTTTTTACAAATTCTTTATTTGCTTTAGCTTTATCTACTGCCCCACCGAGCATTTGAGTTGTAAATTTACCTCCATAATACATATAAGGCAATCCTAAACTAAACATAAGACCTTCACCTAGTAAACCCATCCTAGCTTCAAGTTCAGATTTTTCATCATCTGCTTTTAAAAAATCTATAACATCATTTAAAGTTTGATCATCATCCCCAATCATGGTGCCTACAAAATTAGCAAGTCTTTCATCATAGGGATTTACACCTATAGTAGCAATACCCACTTCAGCTCCTAAAGCTCCTTGAGTAACTTTTTGTGCAGTTTTTAAAGGTTGGAAAGTTTTTTTACCTGATGTAAAAGGAACAGAAAACTTTTTACTTTTATCAATAGATTCTACTACTTTTTTACCTGCATTAGTTTTTAATAATAAATTACCACCAGTTGTAGCTGCTTTTGTTCCAAATCTTAAACCTATGGCCAATTGAGTAAGATCACGGGCAGTTTCACCTCCATAGTAAGTAGGTTCTTTTACTTTGGCTACTGTTCTATTACCTCTTGAATCCATCTCAACACTATCAGGGCCAAATAAAACACTTAATATTTGCTTATTATATTCTTGCTGTTTATCATTTAATTCATCATCAAACTCATAAATACCTAGTTTATCATTTAATGTATTACCCAATGCAACAATTTCTTCACCAATATCAGCTGTAGCACCAAAAACAGTCCTTTCAGTTTGCTCATAAATGTCTGAATCAAGTTGATCTAAAGCATATAGTATAGCACCAGTTGCAGGACTAGCTCGTAATGCTCCCTCAATTGCACCCATATTTGCATATTTTTCTTTTCTAGATTTTTCTTTTTGTTTTCTTTCTTCTTCTTTAAGTTTTTTTAATCTTTCTTTTTCCTCTGAACTTAAAGCATCATACTTTGCTCTTTTAGAAAGAGCTTTTGCTATATATTTATTTATATCTGCTAAAGAAAACATAATTTTATTATATTGGTAGGTCTAAATATTGTCGTGAAGACGCTCCAATAGAATCCATTAGTTCTTTCATATAATTTTCAAGTTGAGTATTATATACCCGAAGTGCCTCGTTATATCTTTCTTCTTGTTCTGGACTTTCAAAATTACCATTAGCATCTTGAAAATCTGTTATATCAGGAACTCTTAAAATTTCTCTAAATTCTGTCATACTAGCTTCCACAACTTCTTCAAGAACTGCATTAAAATCAATATCCGACTCCATATATAGATTTTGTTTGTCTCCTCGACCTTCTTGACCCATTGAGATTACCTGACCCATAACAAGATAAGGATTTTGACCTCTATCTTCGTTAAAAAGTTTATTAAATTCTTCCATACCATTTTGATTTAAAACATTATCTATAGCATTAAGAGCAGTATTATTAAAGACAACTAACTGTCCTTCTTTTGTAGTTAAGTCAATATAATCTTCTTTATCTCCCTTTGTTGAAGTTGTACTTCCGTCTGTGAATGTAGTTGTTGTTACTGGTACAGCTACAGTTCTTGATATTGTTTTATTTTTTTCCACATCAAATACTTCTTCTGTTGATTGTATATAATTTACTTTAGTATCTTTTATGACTTTATCAAATTTATCCTGATCTTTTTTAACTTGCTCAATAAAATCAGCTCCTCCTCCTTTAACTCCATCATTATATAATGTTAATTGAGTTTGAAAATTTTTAAAATTTGCGAAAGTAGGATCATCAATTAGTTTTGCTGAGTGTGCATTTACTTTACTACCTAAAGTATTTGCATCCTCTCCTTTGAAAGCATTTCTGACACCACTAAAAAGAAAACCTGCTATATTTGTAGGCATTTTAGTTTCGGCATACTGATTATATTTTTCGTTTAAAGTTTTAATATCAGTTGGCATATTTCTAGCTAACTCAACTAATTTTAAAAATTCTTGACCTTTAGCTTTAGCTTCTTCTCTAATATTAGTATTATCTAAAATGTAAGCATTAGAAATATTTTTTGTTGGTAATAATCCTGTTGCACCTCTTTCAGTAAATCTGGTTTCTGCTTCAGCCCTGTAAGATGGTAATAAAGTATCTATCATGTATTGATCTATACTTTTTCCAGACTCTAAAAAAGTATTATAACTATCTAACACATTTTTTGAACTCTTTTGTAAATAGTGTAAATGATTTTTTTCTGCTAATTTATTCTGATTAAAATTCTTTAATCTATTTTTTAGTAAGCTTGTTGCACCTGTTACAAACAAATTAGCAATTTGAGTTCTTCGAGAAAACTTTTCTGCTCGTCTTCGTTCATCATCTGCTCTTTTTCTTTGTTCTC